TGACTGCCAACGGCATTTCACTTGTTAATCATACTCATACCATCGAGGAAATTAATGGTAACGATGATGCCACTTCTAGCACATCAAAACCTAATTAAAGGGTATAAATAGAAGCATGTCTAGAGTATTTTCACAAGAAGACGGCAATCTTAGCACACGTCCCATAACTACGTCGCGAACCGTGTCGTATAAGGATATAGACTTGACTTTTTCCGCCAAGGCAAGCGGGGACATATTTAAGAAAGAAGATGGTTCCGCTGTAAAACAGGCAGTTAAAAACCTAATACTGACTAACTTCGGTGAGAAACCCTTTCAGTTTCATTATGGGGGAAACCTTAATGATTTCCTGTTCGAACTAAATGATGTCGATGATTTTGAAATACAAGATGCCATTGGTGCCATGATTTCTGCTCATGAACCTAGAGCAAGATTAAGGGAAGTTCGGGTCATCTCTAGACCTGACGATTATACGGTAAACGTAAGAATTAAATTTCAAGTGATCAACGTCACTGAAGCACAAGAATTAAATATTTCTCTCACGAGGTTACGATGACTCTGATTAAATCAGCAGATCTTGATTTTACTACAATCAAGACTGCGTTAACAGACTACTTAAAAGCAAAGTCAGAATTTTCTGACTACAACTTTGAAGCTTCAGGTCTGAGTAACCTGTTGGACGTTCTGGCATATAACACTCATTTGAACGGGTTAACTGCAAACATTAACCTCAACGAATCTTTCCTGACTTCTGCTCAGTTGAGAAGTTCGGTGATTTCTCACGCAGAAACTTTGGGGTATCATCCACGCAGCAGAACAGGTTCAACTGCGACGGTCACTGTTAAAGTTGTAACGTCAGACACTTCGACCGCAACAGCAGTCCTACCATCTGGCACCAAGTTCACTGCGTCTGTCGATGATGTTTCCTACACGTTCCAGACAGGCGAACAGTACACCGCAAGTAATGACGGCACGGGTACATTTGTATTCAAGACCACTGCCGGGTCTGACAACCTCACTATTAAAGAAGGTTCTGCGAAGAGCAAGACGTTCATCGTTGGTGACACCGAAGACCAGCAGGTTTATGTTATTCCTGACGCAACGCTTGATACAAACACGTTGGCAGTAGGCGTCTTTGATAGTGTAACTTCTTCATCCGCAACCACATACACAGACATTCAAAAATCTGTTCGAATTAACACTGACTCAACCGTGTTTATTGTTCGGGAAGCACCAAACGGTTACTATGAATTAGTATTCTCGGATGGTAATGTTCTTGGTAAATCACCGGTTGCCGGAAACAAGATTGTTGTTTCCTACCTTAGTACCAAAGGTGCTGCTGCAAATGGTGCTAAAACATTCATCGGTGCTAATAACTTAACTGTTGGTTCAAGTAATTATCCACTGACTGTGACCACGGTATCAAACTCTGGTGCGGGTGCTGCAAAAGAATCTATTGCTAGCATCAAGTTGAATGCCCCTGTCGCTTTTGCAACTCAGCAGAGACTTGTGACGGCAGAAGATTATAAAGCACTTATCTTACAGAGACATTCAGACACAATTGAAGATGTTACTGCATGGGGCGGTAACGATAACGTACCAGCAAAGTATGGTGCGGTGTACTTGTCTTTGAAGTTCAAGGATGATGTATCATCTGCGACCCAAGCATCAGTAAAAGATGCAATCAAACTGAATTTGACTGACAATCTTGCTATCATGTCAATCGATACGGTCTTCTCTGATCCAATCGATACCTTCCTAGAAGTCACGACCACGTTTAACTTCGACCCCGATTTGACTGGTCTATCTGTTGAGAACATGCAGACTACAGTCAACACTGAAATTTCTCAGTTTTTCACTGACAACCTAAGTAAGTTCGGACAAGTGTTTAGACGTTCGGCACTTACTGCAAAAATTGATGATTTGAATGTTGCACTCCTAAACTCTGCGGTAGAAATAAAAGCACAGCAGAGATGGACCCCAACCCTCAATGTCTCCGAAACTCACACGATTGCGTTCCCAATCAAGTTGGCGGGGGCAGATGATGTGAACAGACGTATCACAACAACTACTTTCACCTCTAGTGGTCAAACCTGTAGTGTTAGAAACGTGTTGGGTAGCACCAAACTTGAACTGATAAATGCTTTGACCGGTGCTATTGTGAAAGACAATGTCGGTTCATATGATCCCGAAACCGGCGTGGTTACAATCACGGGATTTGAGGTTTCTGCTTACAGCACATCTATCAAGATTTCCGCTGTACCAGCAGATCAAGCAACTATCAGACCTTTGAGAAATCATATCCTGAAGTTAGACACGGATAAGTCTACTGCTACTGGCATCCTAGACTTCCAGAACACGGCAACGATTGTTTCATGAGTCATTCCCTAACAAATAATGGGCGTCGCGACCCGATACTCACTACGTCCAAAACAGGTGAGGTATTACCTTCCTATTTTGAGACGGATAATTCCAAACTTATTGACTTCTTGGATGCTTACTACGAGTTCCTTGACTCTGATGGTCAACATGGATTTGGTCGGCAAATTCGTGAGTCCTTATTTGCTAGGGATATTCCAGAGACTAGTAGTGCTAACCTAGATGAAATCATCAAAGAAATTGGTGATGGATTGCAGGCATCTAGTTTCTTTGAGCAACCCCGCCTCATGGCAAGACTTTTGGCATCCTTCTATCGCAGTAAAGGTACATTGCTGTCTGCGGAAGGATTCTTCCGTGGATTTTTCAATGAAGAAGCAACTATCGAATATCCAAAGTCGCAGATCTTTATTGTAGGTCAAGACAATATTGGTTTCGATTCACAAAAGTTTATTCAGGACAACAAACTCTATCAAATCTTTTCAGTTTTGGTCAAAGTCGGCATCTCAACCCAAGACTATGAAGCACTGTATAAAAAGTTTGTACATCCTGCGGGGTTCCACTTTGCTGGACAGGTAGTGTCTCAAACCGAGGCATCAATGTTTACTGCTGGACAGGGATTAGATCCATTAGATTCAGATGCGTTGAACCCTGTATTTGCTTCTGAAGCAAGCATTAGTCTTTCTTTGCCATTCAGTCAACTTACCGGTTTCTTGGATTCTTCGGATGGCACTGAAATTCGCATTGCAATCGATGACAATATTATCAGCAAGTACTCTACTGTTACTGCACAACAACTCGTCAACTTCTACGGTTCTGTTGCTACACTTCTTGATCCGAACTCATTCACTTTTGATGATTCAGATACGACTTCAAGACCTGACTTCTCTATGACTTTTGAGACGATGGACAACTTTAGTTTCGATAGCAACGTAAATTGATTATAAATAGAAACACGCAATTTAACTACAAGGGTTTAGGATGACAAGGCAAAATATTAGCACGGGTTCTGCTGCTAATGATGGCACCGGCGATACGCTCCGCACCGCTGGCACCAAGATTAATGATAATTTTGTAGAACTATATCGCTTTCTAGGTGGTGGCGACAGCAATAACTTGTCGTCTCAAATCTCTTTCGAAGACTCTTCAGTAGTTTTTGAGGGTAGCAGTACTGATGACTTTGAGATGAGATTGGGAACTCAAAACCCAACTGCTGATCGTGTTGTCTTGCTTCCCAATGCTTCTGGTACGATTTCGTTGACCAGTGCAACCGAAACTCTGACGAACAAAACTTTGACTAGACCTGTTCTTACTGACCCGAAACTTGGTCTTGCAATCAAAGATTCCGATAATGCGAACATGATTTTGTTCACTCGGAATGGTCCGGCAATCAACCACTTGCACGTCGAAAACAACACTGCGAGTAATCCGGTTAAACTTTCTGCGATTGGTACTGATACCAACATCAACCTTCAACTGAACTCAAAAGGTACGGGTTCGGTAGAGATTGATAAAGCGGCATACTCATCGGTTGAGATCACTGCTGACGGCGCTGCTTCTACAGCAGCATCTTTCATCATTTGTAATAAAGGTTCTGCTCTTGCTGTATCCCTAGCAGACGGAACCACAACTGGCGAATATAAAATCTTCACTAATAAAGGCGCAGGTGTTGCGACTGTAACTCCAGCAAACTTTGCTGCGGGTACGTCATTTGCACTTGCACAAAACGAAGGGGCGCAATGTGTGTGGGATGGCACAAACTGGTTCCTTATCGGTAACCAAAGCGTAACGACGGTGGCATAACATGGTAGCGATTGTAACAGACCCATTAAGACTTAAATTTGCTGATCTTCTTTTCTCAGAAGTATCCAGTACAACCGATGACAACGAATACTACATTGGTATTGGTAAGGCAGACACCTACGATGCCACTGACACGACTGCGACACCCGTTCGTACCCTTGAAGAAGAACGTGAAGCGCGTAACAACATCTTGTCAGTCAAGAAAGTAACCGGCACATCATTTGTAATCCCCCGTTACAACTGGTCTTCAGGTGCTATCTACTCTGGTTTCCAAGATGACTTTGTGGGCATTCCTTCTAACTCTTACTATGTAATTACAGAAGACAACGAAGTCTATATCTGCTTGCAACAAAGTAAGAACGCTTCAGGTCAAGCAAACACTTCTACTGTAAAACCTTCTTACACTGACGCTGGTGTTACCCAGGATCAGGCATTCGAAACATCTGATGGTTATCGTTGGAAGTTGATGTTTGCTTTATCGGCAGCAAGAGCAAATACTTTCCTTTCATCTGGTTTTGTTCCAGTAGAAAAGGTTACGATTGACTCTGCATCAGCAAACGCATTTGAACTTCAGCAAATTCGTGTTCAGCAGGCAGCAGTCGGTGGACAGATCTTGGGTGTTGAGATTGTAGACGGCGGAACCGGTTATTCTTCTGCACCAACTATTACTTTCAAGGGTAATGGTTCTAGTGCTGCTGCAACAGCAACCATCTCTGGTGGTGCTATTGTAAAGATTGAGATGGACAACGAATCTGCTGCATTGGGTTCTGGTTACGACTATGCTTCTGCTACTGTGACTGGTAACGCATCACTAAGACCTATCATTGGTCCAAGTGCGGGTATCGGCGCTGACGCAAGAGCAGACCTAAAGTCATCTTCTTTGATGTTCAACATCAAAACCGAAGGTACGGTAAACGATACATTCACTGCGGATAACGACTTCCGTCAAATCCTTCTACTCAAAAACCTAGAAGAAATTGATTCTGCATCAGCAGGTCCATTATATCGTGGTGCTTCTTCTAGAGCAGGACGCTTCTTGACCATTAGTGGCACGATTGGCGCAAACGCATCTGGTTATGCAGTTGACCAAAAGATGACTGGTGGCACCTCTGGTGTTACGGCATTCATTGATGAGTTGGACTCAAGTGGTGGTAACAAAATCTTCTTCCATCAAAACTCTAACACCATTGCTGGTAACTTTACCGATGGTGAAACAATCACAACCACAGGCGGTGCTGTGACGGTTGATAGTGGGAACAAACACTCACTAGTCGATAACCACACCGGTGACCTATTATACATAGAAAACAGAGCGCGTGTTGTGCGATCTACCGCACAGACCGAAGACATTAAAGTAATCATCACGGTGTAATAAATGGCTACAAATCTTACCGATACCACCCTCTCAACAACCTATAAAGATGATTTCAAGGATTCGGACAACTATCACCGCGTCCTGTTTAATAGTGGTAAGGCGTTGCAAGCGCGGGAGTTAACACAACTCCAGACAATTATTCAGAGTGAAATTACCCGTATGGGTAACAACCTTTACAAAGAAGGTGCGAAAATCTCTGGTGGTGATCTTACGTTGAACAACACTCGTGAGTTCATTAAACTTGCAGCAGGTGAGTTGGCAAACCTAGAAACTAGTAACATCATCGGCACAACCTTTACCGTAAAAGCGCCTAATGCTGGTATTAAGGTAAAAGTCTTAAATGTTGTTTCTGCGTCTGGTAGTGATCCTGATACTCTTTATGTCGAGTATGTGGACACTTCGGCAGGTGCATCTGGCAGTTCACCTATTCGTGTACCAAATAGTGCTGTACTAGACCACCCAACCCAAGGTGCAGAATATGACCTGACCGTGGCGAGTAGTAATGCTACAGGACGTGGTCTAGAAGTAAGCATTCCAAAAGCATCTTTCTACGTTCAAGGTAGATTTGTATTTGTAGAACAACAGTCTGTATTTGTTTCAAAGTACACCACTGACTTTACTGGTGAAGTTGGTTTTAAACTAGAACAGAAAATCATCACTGCTACTGATGACGATGCTTTATATGACAACCAAGGTGCATCTCCTAACTTGGCAGCACCAGGTGCAGATCGTCTTCAGATTAAACTGACTCTAGTTGCTAAAGACACTCTGAGTGCAGGTGAAAACTTCATCTATCTAACCAAGATTGTGAATGGTAAACTTGCTGACCAGGCAGGTGTTACATCTCCTTTCGCTGAGATTGAAAAAGATCTCGCAAAGAGAACCAAAGAAGAATCTGGTGATTACATTGTAAAGCAATTTGTTGCACAGTTTGATGAACTTAATGACTCTAATCTGCAACTGAGTGTGACCCCAGGCATTGCATATGTTGATGGTTTCCGTCTGGAAGTAGACAAAGAAACTCTGATCACTGTTCCAAAAGCACAGGATACTGTCACGAAGGATAACGAAACGGTCGTTGTTCAATACGGTAACTATGTTTTGACCGATGCTTCTAATAACAAAGGTGTTCCAAACGTCAACACCTTCCAGAAGTATGATCTAAACGATGCTACCAACTATGGTGGTAACGTAATCGGTACTGCAAGAACCCGTCACGTTGAAGAAGACGGTGCAAATATCAGATTGTACTTGTTTGACATTAGAATGAACAGCGGCAAGTCTTTCTCGGCAGTTCGCTCTATCGGTACAAGTGCTTCTGAATATAACAACCTGATCCTTGAGGATAGTGTTGCAGTTCTAAAGAACACTGCACAGAATGATCTGTTGTTCCCATTACCAAGTACCCGTCCAACTCAGACTGGCATTACAGCAGACACCATTACCTATCAAAAGAGATACACCTTCACCACTGACGGTTCGGGTGCTAGTGGTACGGTTGCTGTGGGTGGTTCTGGACAAACCTTCACATCGTCTGGTCAATGGGTAGTAAGCAGAACTGGCGGTGCAATCGACACGACTGGCACGATCACCTTGGCAGGTGACCAGTTGAGTTTCACCATCACTGGTTTGGACAATAGCACGGCATACGAAGTTTCTGCTTTGGTTGCTAAGTCTTCACCATCATCTAGATCTAAGACCCTGACCAATACCACTATCAGTAAGGTTTGGCCAACGGACGCTGAATCAGATGGCAATGGTACTCAGTTCATTTCTTTGGATAAGGCGGACATCTTCTCTGTAGAGTCTATCAAAGTTAATGACTCAGACGGTGCAGACATCTCGTCTAACTGGATCATTGACAACGGTCAAAGAGACAACTACTACGGCATTGGTCGTATCATTCCAAAGGGTGGCACCACTCCATCAAATGGTACTATCTTCAGTAGATTCAAACACTTTACCCATGGTGCGGGTGAGTTCTTTGATGTAACGTCATATAACGCTGCTGCTGTTTCTTACGATAAAATTCCGTCACATCGCCAAAACAATGGTGAAGTTATTCAACTGCGTGACGTAATGGACTTCAGACCTGTTGCTCTTAAAGCGGGTACTCATCAGATTTCGTTTGACTCAAACGGCGCAGGCGGTGACCCATTAATCAACGCACTGCCTCAGAACACTGACACCTTTACTGCGGACATTGTTTATTACCTGTCTCGTGCTGACAGACTTATCCTGACCAGCGAGCAGATTGATAACACCAACCGCAAGATCGCTAAGGTTCGTTATATCCAAGGTAAGTCAAGTGAAACTCCGGTTGCTCCTGAAGGTATTACTGGTTCACTTTCACTATACTCATTTACTCTGAACCCATTTACTCTGAATGATTCAGATTTGAGTTCTACCAGAAATTCTGCCAAGAGATTTACGATGGAAGACATCGCAGATCTTGAAGATAGAATTGCAAATCTGGAAGAATTGACCACTCTGTCTTTGTTGGAACTGGACACGTCTTCTTTGTCAGTTGTTGACTCGGCAGGTCTGGATAGAACCAAAGCAGGTTTCTTGGTTGATAACTTCTACAACTATGATTTCTCTGCCGATGATCGTAGTGAGTACAGAGCAGTAATTGATGATGCTCAAGGTCTATTGACCCCTGAAGTATTCGCTCATCATTGCGCGTTGACCTTTGACTCTACTCACGATTATGCTGGTGATGGTCTGACCGAAGCAGTGAGAAAAGGTGACAACCTTTACTTGCCAATTGACTCAGATGTCTTGTTCTTGAACCAGAACTTAGCAACTGAGACCGAGAACATTAACCCATTTGCGGTAATTCGTTCTAGGGGTCATATCACTCTATCTCCAGAAACCGACAACTGGTTCGAGACAAAGTTTGCTCCTTCGGTTGAAGTAAGCGGTGGCACAGTCAATCGTACTCGTGTTGTTAGAAATGCTGGTGCATTGAGACGCAATTGGATTGGTGTTCCACGTCTTGCGGGACCAGATGTTATTACAGGCAATACTCGTTCACAAAACCAGAATAGACAGTCACAAGCAAGACGCAGAACAGTAACCAGAGACGTTACTACTCGTCGTGAAGTAATTGATAACAGAGTAATTGACATCTCTATTATCCCGTTCATGCGTTCTATTCAGGTTTACTTTGATGCGAAGGGTCTGCGTCCTAACACCAAGCACTTCCCATACTTCGGTGGTAAAGACATTTCAGACTATGCTCGTGAAGAAAGTCTGTTCAGAAGATGGTCTACAAGAACTGACACCAACAGACTATACGGCACCAACACCGCACATCCAAGCGGTTCAAGCAACTTGGTATCTGACTCCAACGGTGATATCACTGGTTCATTCATCATTCCAGGAACCGACTCTCTGAAATTCAGAACTGGTTCTGTTGAATTCAAACTGTTGGATATCGACAACGGTGTAGACTCTGATGCAGCATCTTCTGCTATCACATTGTTCACATCATCTGGTTTGCTGACTACTAACCAACAGACCATTCGTTCTACTCGTGTGGTGAACAGAACAATCACATTCACTGATCCATTGGCACAGTCTTTCTTGGTAAACTCTGTTGAGCATCCAAACGGTCTGTTCCTAACCAAAGTACGCATTCACTTTGCTACTAAGGCGGCAAACGGTGGAACTCCAGTAGAATGTTCTATCGTGCCAATGATTGCGGGTGTTCCTGATGTTGCAGCAATTCCAGGCGCAACCAAGGTACTGACCCCAGCAAACGTAAACGTACCAGGCGACTTGAACAGCATTAGTTCAGTAAGAAGTGCAGGGACAGACTTTGAGTTTGATGAACCTGTATTCTTGTCACCTGGCACCGATTATGCAGTAGTCTTGAAGGCAGAGACAACCGATTACACGGTTTACGTTGCTAAGACTAATGACTTCTTGTTGGGTTCAACTGAATCAAGAATTAATAAGCAACCTACTTTGGGTTCTTTGTTCTTGTCTCAGAACGCTTCAACTTGGACCCCAGACCAAGAGCGTGACCTAATGTTTGGTTTGTTCCATGCACAGTTCCAGACTAGTGCTGCGGCAATCATCAACAACATCACCACTCCGAAAGTTACTTTGGGTAGTAACCCACTGTTGACCGAATCAGCAGGTGATGAAGTTCGCGTATCTCATGAAGGTCATGGTTTCATCAAGAACGACCGAGTGACCATCTCTGGTTTGGACTCTGCATCTTACTACGCAGGTCTACGCGGTGTTGACATCATGGGTTCTAGACAGATCACCAAGGTTGACCATACCGGTTACACCTTCAACGCAGACTCAAACTTCACGTCAAGATTGAATGTTGGTGGTGACGGCGTTATTGCTACCCAGAACCAAATGTTCAACTCTTTCGTTCCACAAGTATCAAGTGTTCTTCCGAACCTGACTACTTTGGATGCAAAGATCAAGTTGACCGAAGGCGCTTCTTACGCGAATAACAGAAACACTGCTTCTGGTTACTCAAGAGCGAAGGCAAGCACCTTTACCACAATCAACCTGAACGATTTGAACCTGACCAACTCACCAAAGGCAATCTTCTCAGACTCAAACGAATCTGTTTCTCCATTGTCTGGTGCGAAGTCTTTGACCATGCAATTGGATATGACCACTGCGGATAACAAAGTTTCTCCTGTAATTGATTTGCAGAGAATGTCGATGACCATGTTCGAGAACATCATTGACAAGCAGGACTCATCTGCAACCAGTGGTTTCAATGTTCCAATTTCAATTGTTCAAGAAACTCACCCAACTGACGGTACTTCTGCTGCTAAACATGTTACCAAAACTGTAACATTGGCAGAACCAGCGGTTGGTCTGAAGATCTTGTTCGCTGCTAACAGACCATCTGCTTCACGGTTTAGAGTATTCTTCAAGACCGGTACTTCAGATGACAATTTGGATAACATCAACTTTATTGAAATCGCAGAGAACGGTTCGAACCCTGCGGATGAAAATAGTGAAGTCTTTAGACAGTATGAATATCTGCCTGGTGGACAAGTCGGTAACCTGTCATCGTTCACTCAGTTCCAGATTAAGATTGTCATGGAGTCTACGAACTCATCTAAGATTCCAACAATTAAGGACTTGAGAGCAATCGCGCTGGTTACATAATGGATAAATACATTAAAGTTGAAGGTCATTCAGGACTAGTACGAGATAGACATTCCGGTGCCGTTATTAACATTAACGGTGCCGAAATGGCGCAAGCAAGAAGTCGGAAAAGACTCTGGAAAGAGCAACAGGCAGAATTGCAGCAGTTGAGAAGCGACGTTCAAGAAATGAAAACCATGCTGACACAAATGTTAGAGGAAAGAAATGGCGGTAACAGTAGTTAACCTATCCGATGCTATATCAGCATGGGTAACAAAAACAAACACGATTGCGAGTAATGTTGGTGACCTAGCACTACTGACAACCGATTCTTCTGGCAGTCTTGTTGCCGCAATCAACGAAATCAATAATCAACTCGACCGAGACATCAACGACTCTGCTGAGATTATCTCTTTATTTTCTAGTAGTTCGACTGTTAGTCTTGATTCATCTCTAGGTAAGTTTAGTGTGGTTGATTCATCAATCGGACAAGCTCAGTTGAAGTCGGGTGTAACGCTAGTCATTAAAGGTTCTCAAGATTCCGCACTGAAAACATTGTTTGCAGCAGGTGCGTAAATGGCAGCAAGAACTCCACTAATTTTGGATGGCGATAACAACCTTATCCAAATGACTTCCGCACAAATCACTGCGGTTCAGGATAGAGCGCGGTATGTTTATGGTACTAATCCATCAGTGACATTAGCATACATTGCTAGTGGTGGTAGTTTAGGAACTATTTCTGATACTCGTAAGACTGCTGGTGCAGTGTCCACGACTACCGGTAACCAAGATGCTGACGATGATGGCGCTGCCGAGTATGCTGATGAAGCAACAACTGCTGAACCTGGTACGGTGACTGTAAACTATGGTCGTGTCGATCAAACCGTTGCTTCACCTACGCAAGACACCGACACAAACAACAAAGCATATCCTGTTTACTTTAATGCGTCGAATGAAATTCAGGCAATGACCAGAACTGATTTCTACGACACATTCATCAGACCCGCTATTGACACTCTACAGGGTTCAGTGGGGCAACCAGGTACTTACCGCATTCACACTGCAACTACTTTGAGTGGTTACACTGCTGTGTCGACAAATGCTGTATTCTCGGATACTCGCGCAGATACAACTTTGTACACTGCCGGTGGTATCGGAGATGACCCATTAGACCAACCAACCACCATTACAAACTATTACTTGTTGCAAGCAGATAATATTTCAGCACCTTCTATGGAGTTGCCGATTCAGATTAACGGCGACAATGATTTGCAACAATATTCTCAGGCAAACTTTGACACGTTATTAGAGAACGCAATTCGTTATGTTGCTGCATCTGATACGGGTTCCACTTTGAGGTATCGTTGGAGTACTTCGGGTACAGGTACGAACTTGGGTACGGGTATAACAAACACTATTCTGAATGGTTCGGGTAACTATCAGACACGTTTCGTAGGCATAGATGACTATCGCGCTCAGGAATTCCCAGACGGTACGCCAATCACTGCCAACACCTACTATCTCAGATCTTATCAGGCATAGGACTAAACAATGTATCAGAACATCCTTGAAGCAAGATACACAAATGCTGCTCAAGATACCATCTATGTTTTACATGAAACAGAAGCAGATGGTGTCATGGAAGAATACATCGAACCTGGTTCTAATGAACACAATGCTTTGGTAGAAGCAGGTTGGGATCATGAAAAACTCTTAGACATGACTGCTGACTTCAAACGTGAGCAAGCAGCAACCATATATGAAGTTGCAAAGCAAGCTGCGGCAAATGTTTATGAAGCAGAAATGGAAGTTCAAAAGTCTGCATTGAATGCAATCAAAAAGAATGCATCAGCAGCACACGCTCTTCAGAAAAAACTTGAGAAGCAAGCACCTGAAAAAATTCGTGCTATCAACAAGTATGTTGTCGATAACATGACTTCGGAAAAGTTAGATGTGGCAATTGACAACCTAATTACCTTCTTAGAAACCATCAATGAGAACGAAGAAGCAATCGAACTCATCAAGAAGAAGACCGGTAAGAACATCAAACCAAAAACTGCATTGGATGCATTGAAACACCTTATCTAATGGACCTAGACATTTTGAGACGAGGGTTCAAACTCGTCGAATACATTTATGATAACCAGGCGCAAGACCTAGAACTTCATCGAATTAAAGATGTGGGGAACGGTCTTGCAGAAAATCATTGGAAAGGTAAGCAATGGTTGGTTGATGAATTATCAGAGTTCATCAATGACGAAGACATCCACATTGCTGCCGGATGGTTAGGTCTTACTGGTTACCTACTAAGAAAAGAATTTCCCAAAAATAAAATCGTATCCTCAGACTTTGACCCAGGGTGTAAAGTCATGGGGAAGTTTTTGTTTGATGAGTATGGCATTGAGTACAGGACATTGGATACAGTCCTTGCCATTGAACAAATTCGTGAAGAGTGTCAAGTCTACATCAACACTAGCACCGAACACATCAAGAACGAGTACATGCATACTATTCTAAAGTCACTTAGACCAGGGACAGTCGTTGCTTTACAATCGAACAATTACTACAGCGTTGATGACCATGTTAACTGCTGTGACAGTCTTCAGCACTTCGTTGATAAAACCTCAGTCCGCGAATTGCTCTATTCAGGCGAAATGCCATTTAAGAATTATGATAGATATATGGTCATAGGGGTAATTTGATGTGGTTACAGAATCCAGGAATTTGGTTAGACATCTCGACATATTGTAATGCGGCATGTCCTCAGTGTCACCGAACAAATCCCAAAGGGTTGGATAAAGTAGATTGGTTACCCCTTCTGCAATGGGATAAAAAAAAAAAAAAAAAGGTATTCCCAGTCCCATCAAGACACCCAAGGTATGAGTTTTGTGGAACATGGGGAGACCCCATCATGAACAAAGACATCTTGGAGATTGTCAGATATATTAGTGAGAACAGCAATTCAAAAATAATTATCGACACTAATGGTTCACTAAGAGATGAAACCTTTTGGTGGGATCTTGGGGTTGCTGGCAGCGAAAATTTAACAGTTATTTTTGCCGTAGATGGGTCTACTCAAGAGATACACGAAAAATATAGAAGAAAAACGGACCTTGCTAAGATATTATCTAACATGAACGAACTCAGTTTGACACAGGCAAAGGCACGAGCAGTTACGATTGTGTTTAAACATAATGAAAATGATATAGAGAACATAACCAACCTAGTCTTTGCTAATGGTGCCACAATACATAAATGGTATCCCAGCGGAAGATTTGGAACTTACACTAACAAGTTTGACTTCTTAAATGAGAATAATGAAACAGAAACATTTGAGGAATCATTTAAGATAGGGTCTCGATCAAAATGATTAAATGTCAGTGGCGAGAACAAAATCGTCTTCTTGTCAACATAGATGCGCAGGTGTACCCATGCTGTTACTTGGTCAACGAAGACTACACCAGGTTTACGAGAGACGGTGTAGGAAA